ACAGGGCCGAGGGACGCGCGGGCGCGCGCGCCGCGAGTCTCGCGACGACCGGCGGTGAGGCCGCGCCGGCGGGCGGGACCGGCACGGTAGACGCGTCTGGCATCGAAGACGCCACCAAACTGACGCAAGAGCAAGCCAAGTTGTTGGCGGAGATTCAAGGCCCCGCGCTGCAACACGAGCAAACGCTACGCACGCTTAACGAGCTCTATGCCATGGGCAAGATCGACCTGGAAGAGTATAACGCCAAGCTGGTCGAATCGAAGATAGCGGCGAACGAGGCGGACACGTCGATATCTGGCGGATTCGCCAGTGGCCTGGCGAAGATTCAATCAGAAATACAGGACGTGGGCCAAGCCGTCGACGACACGCTCGTGAACGCCTTTCACAGCGCGGAGGACGCCCTCGTATCGTTCGTGCGTACCGGCGAGTTCAACTTCAAGCAATTCGCCAACTCGCTCTTGGACCAGATCACGCGATTGATCATCAAGCTCTTGATACTCGAGACGTTCCAGGCGATAACTGGAACGGGCGGGTCGTCTGGGGCGAAGCCTAAAGCCAAGGCGGCGGGCGGTCCCGTAGAGGCCAACAAGCCGTATCTCGTCGGCGAGGAAGGCCCTGAGCTGTTCACGCCGCAAAACATGGGAAGCGTTCTCCCGGCGAGCGAGACGGCGCAGCAATTGGCCGCGGCCGGAAAGGGAGGCACGACCGTCGTGCAGTCCCCGCCGCCGAAAGTGAGCGTGAACGTGGTGAACGTCAGCGACCCGAACGAGGTACCGAAGGCGATGGACTCGCCCGCGGGCGACCAGACCATATTAAACTCAGTGACTCGTAACAAAGACCAGCTCAAGCGAATCTTACAATCTTGAGTGCCTGACGAAGGGAGCGCGCAATAATGTGGCAAGCCGACACGGTCACGGGCTATAGAGATCTGCTCAACAAGATCGTCCAAGCCGCGACGTCACGACACGTCTCCGCGATCGCGATCAACGCGGCCGGGACCGGGTATTCCGCGAACGACATTTTGACGATCACGCATGCCGGCGCGGCGATGGACTGCACGATCGAGGTCCTCACCGTGGGCGGGTCAGGGGAGATCCTGACCATCGCTCTCCGAAACTACGGGGCGTTCTCAAACCGGCTGGCATCTGCGATTGTGAACGCCGGGGGATCCGGATATGCTGTGGGAGACGTACTCGAAGTCGAGGGAGGGACAGAAACGCAGAACGCGAAGATAGCCGTCGCGACGCTGTCTGGTTCTGCGATCGCCACGGTCACCGTCCAAGACGGAGGCGGCGCGTATACGGTAGCGCCAGGCCTGACCGGGGCGTCCACGAATAACGACCCAGGAAGCGGATCCGGGACTGGCGGAACGCTCGACCTGACCATGACCGGGGTGATCGGCACGACCGCGATCGCGGCCACGGGCGGAGGCGGATCGAGCGCGACGTTCAATCTCACCCTGACCGCCACCGGTTGGACGGCCGTCAGGGATTGGAACAACTATACGTATAACAGCCTTACCGATGAAAAGGAAGTCGTGCTCGAGGGAACCGTCGCGAGCGGCGACGAGCCGTACGTCGCGTTCAGGAGCTATACGGAGGTCGATGGCGTAGACGACCGCTACGGGCTTCTCCTCCTGGGCATGACTAGCTTTAATCCCGGTCTGACTCTCGCGAATCAAGCGAACATCGGTCCCAACGCGACTGGCACGGCAGCGGAACCGTACACTGACGATCGAGCTCATTTGGTTTGCTTTGACGTCAGCCAAGACGTGTGGTTTTCCTTCACGGGCAGAAAGCTCGCGGGCGTGGTCAAGACTGCTGGTGGATCGGTCACGTCGTATAATCCGTTTTATCTTGGCTTTGGAAACCCGCTCGGAACCGCGACCGAAAATCCGTTTCCGATGTACGTTTCTGGAAACACGGCAGTGAGAAACACGTCTCCGGACGACGGCACGAATTTTGTTTCAAGCTTTCTAAATCCGATCGCCCCGGCGAGCGGCACGTCGTCAGCGTGCTGGTTTTGGAGGCTCACTGACACGAGTTGGGTGCAAATAGTTCACAGCATTTTAGGGACGTCTGAACAACACAAGCATACCATGTATCCTATCGGAGACAGCTCAGACTCGCAAAGCTCGACCAATAAAGACAATATCGTCAGCGCCGGACCATGGGGATGGTTTGACGGAATAACGGTCCCGAACGGCGGGGTCGCCACGCAACTGCTATACAGGACGCCCGACTCTGGTGGCGACTTGTTTTTCTTGGTGCCCGTGACGTTGATTCGCACGGAGTCTCTGAGCGCGATCGAGGGATTGACCGTAGACGACGACGTTCATTTAGAGCTCGATAACGTGTTTTGGTTCAGCGCCACGCTGACGGCGGGAACGACCGTGACTGTCGAAGATACCTTTACCGTGGGCAGCGATCGATATCGAATTTTTAGAGATTGCCACAAGACTGAACGCTATTCCTTTTTCTGCATGAAGGAGGCATAAGTGAGCTATATAAACGAGCAAACGTCAAGCCTCGCTGATTTGATTTCAAAATTAGACACTTTTCTCACGGGGACGCCCGCTTGGACGCAAGATCAACACGACGCCCCTAACGGGAAATGGGCGATCCACAAGAGCACGGTATACGCCTCCTTTCGCTGGGACACGGCATCTCCGAATCATCTTGGGATCTATCACGCCCTGGGATACACCGGTGGAAACGATCCTGGAAATCATCCAAGCGACTCGGGCAACGGCGCGATAAGTGGCACTGACGCGACCATAGACGACGAGAGAAACGCGCAGATCGGAAACACGCCAGTTCAATATTGGTGCTTTGAAGACGACACATATGCTCACGTGGTCGTCGAGACGGAAGCGAATAAGTACGCGCACTTTGGTTGCGGCATTTACGACAAGCTTGGAGACTGGACCGGCGGCGAGTACTGCTACGGACAAAAGTTTCTCGCGACGAACTCGACGCTCGTGGGCGTGAGAGGATCTAATTCGTTCTTGCTTGACGGTCTTTGCGAAGACGGGGACCCGGCCGGAAACAACGATCGCGAGCTATTCGTCGCGACCGTCCACGCGGAAGGGCTACCGAACGAAGGAGGCTCCTCGAAATGGGGCGTTCACATGGGCGATCAAGGATCGTCTGATCTCGGAACGGACCGCGCGACGAACGCTCGGATTCACTTTGTCGGTGGGTTTCGCGGCGGTCCGATCGCTCGTTCGTTCGGTATATTCAACGCCAATTCTGAAAAGGCCCTGATACCAGCGTATCCGTTGGGATCGTTCTACTGGGACAGGACCGATGACAGCGCGCGATTCATCGGGTTCGTCAAAGACGTGCGCGGCGTGAACATGCGTTACTTTATCGGCGGTCAAGAGGTCGTCGTGGGAAGCGACACGTGGGTCTTATTTCCGAGTCGTTTCAAACAGACCGGGACGGCCGCTGGAACGACCGCGTGGCAGGGAATCGCGTATAGGAAAGTCACGACTTAATGACTGATTATCTGGCGTCTACTGACGACAAGTGGGGCGCTGTAAATTTTACCATGGGATTGACCGGCAAGACCGGTGGACGCACCGTGCCTCCGCCCGGAACGGCGGCGCTATCATTCAGCGTCGGGGCCATAGAGCCCTATTTACTGGGCGGAGTCGACTACGCGTTCGTCGACGGCGGTTCCTCTCCAGTGGGAACGAGCGATCACGACGTCGTCAGGGACGATCGGACCGCCATGACCGGCGATTATTGGTTCGAGACCGTTCATCTCATTCCGAGAGACGGTCTTGACTACGGCAATATCATCACCACGCAAGATCAGCGATTCGAACTGTTCAGCGCCTTTAGAAGCGATAACGTCACGCTGACAAACGTCGTGATAAACGCCACTCCCGGAATGGAGCTCCCTGACATGCCGGTCACCCCGTACGTCATGGGCCCGATGTCGAGCATACTAGACCCGACGTCTACCAATCTCAACCCGCTGGCCCAAATATGCAGGGCGCTGTCGCAAGGCCTTCCAAGTTTTGACACGACGGTCGACTTTCAGATAGCGGCCGGCGTCGGCACCATCTACTTGGGCGTGCAGGGAAATCGCATAGCGCTGTTGACGGCCGATTTTGACGGTCCATTGACGGAGACTCTCGGATTCAAGACTAACGTGCTAGAGCATAAGGACGGGTCTGAGCAGAGAATATCGGTCAGGAAAAATCCGAGACAGTCGTTCGCGGGCAAGCTTTACTTGGTTGACGTTCAGCGACAGATCGTCCAAGCCTTGCTTTTTGGATGGCAGGGAATGAACGTGGTCGTGCCCGCTTGGTCAGAGCAAATGACCGTGTCCGCCGCGGTGACTGGCGGGACCACGGACACGATAAGCGTCGAGTCTACCGATTATCTCGACTTGAGGATCGGCGGCCTGGCCGCGATCATCAAAGACGACACGACTTATGACGTCTTGACGGTACAAAGCTTGACGTCGACTAGCGTGACGTTCGAGCAGACCATCGCGAACAGTTACTCGATCAATGACACGGTGGTCCCGGCGCGATTATGCGTCATAGACGGACCGGTTCAAGGGCGCAGACATCCAGTCAATCTCGAGCTGATGCGCGCGAAGTTCTTGGTCATAGAAAACGACGTCGGGGCCCCGACGGCAGACGTCTCGGCGTTCAGCGCGTATGACGGCAAAGTGCTCTTAGACGATTTTAATTTCATCAACGGCGGCCAAGTGGCAGAGGTATACGAGCACAAAACGAACAAGACCGACAGCGTGTCGGGCATCGTCACGCAAAGCACGTCATGGGAACAGAACAAGAGATCGCACGTGAAGGGATTCGTGGTCAAATCAAGTCAAGACCTTTGGAACGTCAGGCGATTGCTCTACGCCCTTCGCGGAAGACAAGTGGCCTTTTACGTCCCGACGTTCATCGAAGACATGACCGTGACGCAAAATCTGGCGTCTGGCACGGACACGATAGACATCTCGTACATGGGGTATTCTCGATTCGTTCAAGACAGGGCCCCAAAATCTATTTTCAAGATCACGTTCACTGACGCGACTAGCCTGGTTCGCGAGGTGCAAAGCTCCGCGGTCTTGAGCGGCACTGAAGAACGATTGGATCTCGACACGACGTGGCCGGCCAACAGGACCGTCAGCGAGATTCAGCGCGTTCAATTCTACGAGTTAGTGCGCGGAGACGTCGACGACGTCAAGATAGAGCACGGCACGACGACGGGCAAGGCAAAAATCTTCTATCCAGTGAAAGTGGTATTTGATTAATGGCTGATTATGACACACTAGAAAGCAGCGTGGAATCATCAAGGCCCATCGAGGTCTTTGATTTTAGTCTGGGAGCAGACTCGTTCAGGTATACGTCATCGGAAGACGACGTGATCGTTGGAGTAGACACGTTCGAGGCCGAGGCCATACGGCGTGGATCCATAATCCAGGGAAGCGACGACAGAGACGCGGTCTTAGAAATAACGATCCCCGCGCAAAACACGTTCGTGCGAAAATACATTGATATCGTTCCAGGACAACTGGCGAGCGTGTCTATAATAAGGGTACAGCGAGACGAACCCACGCCATGGACTCAAGCATTGGTGTTCAAAGGCTTCGTGCAATCAGTCAAGTTCCCCAAAAATGGACACGAGGCCGGGATCGCCGCGAGGTCAATCGAGTCGTCCGCCTCGAGACCCATACCGCGGTTCACTTATCAATCGCTATGCAATAATTTTTTATACGACGACGCGTGCGGCGCGAACGCGTCTCTTTACAAGTTCACGGGACCCGTCACCCTTGTCGAAGAGAACAAGATCACGGTGACCGGGGCGAGCGGACAGCCGAACGGATACTATAACGCAGGATACGTGAAACCGACCGGGATAGAAGACTTTCGAATGATCCTCGATCACACGGGCGACGTCTTGACGCTCCTGCTTCCGTTCGCCGAGGCGCTCACTGGAACAAACGTCGATATATTCGCGGGATGCGACCACGCGGTGGCCGGCCACTGCAACACGCGGTTTAGTAACGTCGGTCGGCACGCCGGTTTCGCCTTCGTCCCGACGATCAACCCCTTTCAAAGCGGGATATCCTAATGTCTATCATATTTTGCTTGATCATGCTAGTGGTCTCGTTCGTGCTCAGCGAGGTATTGCGCCCGACGCCTGAAAGCGAAGACGCCAAGCCGGCGGGACTCGGTGACTTTAATTTTCCAACGGCCACCCAGGGACGAGTGGTCCCGCTCGCCTGGGGAACGGTTCAAATCTCTGGACCTAACGTGGTATGGTGGGGCGGGCTCATCCAGACGGGCATCAAGCAAAAAGTCAAGACCGGCCTGTTCTCGTCCAAGAAGATAACCGTTGGGTTTCGATACTATATCGGCGTTCAATACGGCCTGTGCAGGGGACCCATTGACAACGTGAGAAAGGTTTGGATCAAGGAAAAATTAGTCTTTGACGGCTCTTCTACCACCACGATTGACATAGACAAGCCGACGCTTTTTGGCGGAGACGACCTCGGATACGGCGGCGTGACCGGCACGTTGAGAGTCTACGTCGGATCGTCCACGCAAACGGCGAACACGTACTTGGGCGCCAACGGACAAAACGTCGGCGGCGTCACCCCTCGCTATTTGGGCACGTCGTACTTGGTCTGGGAGGGCGGGTACATAGGCAATTCCACGTCCATCGACCCGTGGAAATTCGAGATCAGGCGAATCCCGAACGGTCTCGGTCTAGGCACCCCGTCTATCAATGGCGGAGAAGACGCCAATCCGATGAACGTGATTTACGAAATCATGACAGACACGGAATGGGGACTCGGCATCCCGTCGGCCGACATCGACGCGACTGACTTCTCTACTGCCGCCGCCACGCTGCTCACCGAGGGAAACGGGTACAGCCGCCTGCTAGATCGTCAAATCGAGGCGAAAGAGCTGCTCAGAGAGCTCGAGCAGCAAATCGACGGCATCATTTATCTCGATCATCAATCTGGAAAATACAAGGTCTCATTAGTGAGATCAGATTATGACATCGACACGGTGCCTCAAATAAACGAGTCAAACGCGATCGAGATCAGCGGGTTTAGTCGCGGGGCTTGGCGCGAGACGACGAATCAGGTAAAAGTGCAATTCAATAACAGAGACAACGAATACCAAGAAGACTACGCGCTCGCCCAAGACATGGCCAACGCCATGATGCAGGGCGGGGGAACGGTCGGAAGCGGGCTCTCCGTGTCGACCACCGTCAACTACCCGGGGATCAAAGACAAGTCCCTCGCCAACGCCCTGGCCTGGCGCGATCTCAGGCCGCTGAGCTATCCGCTCGCGCGCGTGAACCTCTCCGTCGATAAGTCTTTTTGGGACTTGGTTCCCGGATCGATAGTGGCGTGGTCAGACGCGGATCTCGGTCTCGTCAAGCTGCCCATGAGAGTGCTTCGAATAGATCATGGCACGCTCGACGAAAATCGCATGGTCTTGAAGTGCGTGCAAGACGTCTTCTCGTTTGCCGCGGGACTCTACGAAGACCCGCCAGGCACTGAATGGACTCCCCCGTCCGACGATCTTGGAGCGTTCCCCGCGACTTCCCAAATAGCGATGGAAGCGCCAAGAGCGATAGTTTATCGAGATCCAGAACGCGTCGAAGACGTGCAAGACAGAATATGGTGCTCCGGGCGTCAACAAGACACGGCGGTCGGGTTTACCATCATGGAACGACACTCGTCTGGCACGCCGTCTGGCAGCTTCACGCTGGCTGGAGAAAGCTATGGATTCATGTTGATCGGGAGCCTCAAAAGTGATCTTGAGAGCGGGACGGCCGTGCCGACCACTTCGATAATCATCGAGGCCGGTCCAGACACGCAAGGAGTCTTAGAGGCGGCCTTTGACGACGACATAGATTTAGGAGAGCAAGGCGTCAACTTTCAAAATCTCGTGATGATCGGCAATGAATTCATGCTGCCCGGAGGGGCGTCTATTTCTGGGGCAGACGTCAGCCTAGACGACGTCTATCGCGGAGTGCTCGACGGTGGTCAATCGGCGCACGAGGCCGGAGACTACGTGTTTTTAATCTTCGTCGGTGGAAACCTCATGTCGACCACGATCCCAGACGGGCAGAACGTCCACGTCAAGCTCTTGCCTTTCTCGCTGACGGACGCGGTTCTCGAGGCCGACGCCACGCAAGTCGCGCTCACGATGGACGATCGACTGATCCGGCCGTACTCGCCGGCATCGATGGATTTGAATGGAACGATCTTCAATCAAGGAACTGTTTCTCTAGACTATTTGGCGGCCGGGGCCGCGGAGACCACGGGAATCGATTTGGACTTTATACGACGCGACTACTTGACGGCTAATGGCGGCGACGAGATCGCCGCGCTGTTGACGGACGCCACGACGCTCCACGCCTCGACGACTCACGACGCCGAGGTCTGGAACGACCCAGACGGGAGCCCCACGCTACTGTTCACGGAAACCGGGATCACCGGGGCGACCCAAGCGATCTTGCGCTTGAAGATACTCAAAGAGACTGACGGGACGATACCCTCAAGGATGAGGATCATCTTGAAGGCGAAGCATAACGCCGGAGGAAAAACGGGACTCTACTCAAAGTACAACCTTGACTTTGATTTTGACACGGCGAGTTCCGCGCTGTCCGGGCAGTTCAATTTTACGGCCCTCGACGCGAGCGACGTGAGTGCCGTCTACACGGCGGACGCCGCGGGGACGCACGCCTTCACGCTGTCCAGCGCCTTCACCGTCGGCGACGTGGAATACAGGTTGAACGGCGGCAGTTGGCTGACGTTGATCACCGCTGGCGGCACGACTGGAAACGTCACCGGCGCCATCGTCTCAGACACGATAGAAATCAGGCACTTGAGCACGGACATCGACGCGTTGAAGCAGATCGACATGGTCGCGCCGGGGGCCGGGACCGACGCCTACG